GGCAGCACCCATGTCGGCAGTCGAATCCGACGTCACCGCGCCCCTATCCTACCCGCATGCGTCACTGCAACCTGCCGTACCACATCTATGTCAATGTGAACAATGTCGCGCTCGGTCCAGAGATGCCAGCCGGCACGACTCGCGGCATCCTGCACGGCATCTACTGCCGGCCCGGACAGGCCATCATGGGACACGTCTTGCTCGAGAGCGGAGCGCACTGGTCTGGGATGCTGTGGCATCTGATGAGCACCGGGTACACGTTCATGGAGCAGGCGCTGACGCTGCAGCCGTGGGGCGCGATGGGCGAGGACATCGAAGCCTGGCATTGTCACTACCTTGAGGGACTAGTTTGCTCGTCAATCCGAGGAGTGGCATTGCACGGTCGTCACACCGGAATCATCATCGACTGGCGGGACGGGTTCAGCAGGTACCCCGACGAGCACAAGCCGCTCAACATGGTGCATCTGAACGGCGGCCAGTTCGCGCTGCTCCCGAACAACTACCTAATGTTCAACGACAAGCATCTCGTGCGCCCGGCGGCGCGTCCCACCGTCAGCAACTACCGGCGCAACTCCGAAGTCATTTGGGGTCCGTGAGCCGGTACCCCAGTTTCCACAGCAGACGGCTGATGTCGTTGGCGGTCGAGGCAACGGCGTCCTCGTCGAGCTCCGGCCTGGCGGCGTGCAGCGCCTCGTGGATGATCGTGTCGAGCATTTCCTGCTTTGACTGCCCGCGTCGAATGCGGATGATGCGCGTGTCGGCGCTGTCGCCGTGCTCAACCTCACCGAAGTTAGTGAGGTGATTCACGAACCTGAACACCCAGTACCGTTGGCCCAGGCGCACACGCATGGTGGATCACTTGAATCCGCGCTTCATCGCCTTGTACGCGGACGGGCTGACGGTGCTCTTAGACTTTGGCCGGCTGGTGCCGGCTGCCCGACGAGCGTTGATGTTTGCGTACAGGCCGCGCTTTGCTGCTTTCTTTGCCATGTTTATTTCCTCGAGGTCTTGCCGCTGCACTTCCACTTAGCACGCGAAAGCCGGAGCGGGCTGTTCGGGTCGCGTGCAGCCTTCGGGTGTTGCTTCATCTGCGCGAATGAGCGTGCGCAGTATGCGTCACCCTTGGCGGTTCCGGGCTTGATGCGGTCGCCGCCGCCCTTGGCCTTGCCAGCCTGACCGTAACTCACGGTGCGAGTTCGTCCGGTTTCCGGGTTGCGAACGGTCTTCGCGAATCGTTTGCCCTTGGCTGGTGTCGGCATGTGTTCTCCTATCTGTCCTTCTGAAATGGTCAGTTACTGCGCCTCGCGCACTTCGTAGCGAAGTCTACGCGCTGGTGTTCCGTTGACCCGAGAGTGATCCATGTAGAACCGCAGCCATAGCGCACCCTTGGGCTTCGGCGGCATGCCCTTTTCGACAGCCCAACCGTTCTGCTCGCTGAACTCGTCCTTGTAGCCGGGGCTGCGAACGTGCATCACGCGGTCGAGGTACGGACGACCGTGAAGGGATAGACGCGCACGCTGGATGGGCATAATCCATTCGTCGTGCGTATGGCCTGTCCAGATGATGTCGGCGTCTGGCAGGTAGACGGCCATGCGTGCGGTCTGGATCGTGCCTCGGGTCACGGGTCCGCCTCCGCCGTATCCGTGGTGCATGTACATCACGATGCTGTTGCCTACGACCTGGCGACGGTCCTTCTGCCGCACAAGGAATCGCACCCAGTTCGCGTAGCTGCCGGCGTGTGCTGGGCATTGCGGATTGCGAACCTTGGCCGCCTCGACCAGGCGCTCGTTCATGTCCGTTTCGTGATATCGCTTGATCGCAGTCTCGTGGTTGCCGGGCGCGAATAGCAGCGCCATGTCGGCGTATGGCGCGATGTAGTCGGCGGTCGTGTTGATGACCGCGTCGAGGTACTTGCCTTGCTGATGTTCTGGCCGGCAGGCTGAGGTGTCAGACCTCTTGTCGTATTTCCCCTGTAAAAGACAGAGGAAATCACCATTCGACATCCAGTAGCCACCGCGCTCACGGCACTGCCGCATGTGCTTGTCAAACAGCGCCCGATCTGCGTGGGCGTTATCGATGTGAGCATCGGAGACCAGCAGGAAATACTGCTCCCAGTTAGCAGTTGGAACTGCGTCACCGTCAGGCGTCATCTCCACGGTGAATGAACCTGGCTGATGCTGGACGATGGTTGCGCTCATGCAAGTTTAATCGCGTTGAGTTGAGTGGCGTTGTTGCCGCTGCCGTTTGTTGCTGTCGCAGCTTTGAGCAATTCAGAGGGAGATCCAGCGCTTGTGGCCGCTTGCAATACGATCGTGGTTGTTGATGCAACAACAACCGTTGCTGCCACAAACATATTGGCGCTGTTCGGGTTGACGCTCGGGTGGTATTCCGAGGTACTGGCGTAATGCGTGGTCTTGTTCGTGATGCGCAGGAATCGCGTGGCAGCAGTCGTTGCTGCTCTGTTGTGTGTCGCGTGCGCCATAACCAACCATGTCCCAGCCGATAGGGAAATGCTCGGTCCGTCGTACCACTGATTGCTGACGCTCAAGGCAACGTCCGATGCCAACGCTGCCGTGGCATTTGTGATGGCTGCCGCCGTCGGGGTCGTCGCAGCCCACGCTGATCCATCCCAAGCGATGACCTGACCGCTGGTTGCGCCTGACTGCGTCAGCTCACCAATGCCGTGCGTGTGCGCATCGGGACGCCTGGAATCGCTCAATCGTGCATCGTCGCCAGCACACACGGTCGTGCTGGTGGTTCCAACTGGTAGTCGGTCAACACCGATCTTCCCGGTGATGTCTGACGCATCATGCGTATGTCGGCGAGCGGCCTTGTTGGCGAGTTCGCGTGCGATGCGTGGGACTGTGCGCAGGTCACGATCAGGCACGACATCAGATTACGGACCCGAATAATGCAAACGGCTACAACCAAAAAAATTGGCAAATGCTCATGTTGACCCACTTGACGCACGATATACAGCCCTATATAGTCCCAGCAGCCACATGACGTGGCAGAAAGAGGATGACATGCACCACTCACCGTTCAAGTTTCTTGATGTGACCAGCGCTGAGCGTGACGCTGGTATCCGTTCCGTTCTGACCTGCAAGCCAGACGGCAAGCCCAACTGGATTGCCGAAATCTCGCAGTCCGTGTGGGCCGTCGGGTTCAGCCGACGCGAAGCGGTCAAGGCCGCCGTCGCCAAGTACCGCTCAATCGTCGCCGCCGAGGCCACCGAAGGGGGGCTGTGATGCACGGCCTACCACTGTTCGACATCGTTGAGGCAGCCCGCCGGCGTGACGTCGGCATGGCGTTGGCTGCGGACGCCCGCGAGCTCCTGCTGACGCAGGCCCGCCTGTTTGCCCACGAGTACGCAGCACAGCACGGCACCGTGACCGCCGACGATGTGGCGGCGCTCATGGCCGCAGCCGGGATGAACTACGCTGACCTTGGCAATGCCGCTGGCAGCGTCTTCCGCGAGGGATTCGTCTGGACTGGCGACGTTCGTCAGTCTGCCCGTGTCAGTACTCACCGCCGCCTCGTGCGGGTCTGGAGGATCGCATGACTACCGAGCACACGATTGATTTGGATCTGGATTGGCTAGACGACGACAACGCCAATGCCATCGAGTTCGCGCAGGAAAACCACGTCGTCGGCATCATCACCGCGCACTGGTCCGAGGATTCGTATGAGGATTTCGACCAGCACGGCAACTCCTACCCGTCCTGGGTGTGGAAGTTGTGGACCTGGACGCTTGAAGGAGTTCTCGTCAACGGGCATCAGATGCACATGCCTGACCTGCCCGCCGGCATCACGGCGGCGTTCGACGCGCACGGTTGCGAGAAGGAACTGATGCGAGAGCAGCCGAGGAGCCGGGAATGATAACCGCCATCATTGCTGCCGCGCTGGTCGTGCCGCCGCCTGCCGGCACAGACGTGAACCGCATCCTGACCGCCATCGCAGCCGTTGAGACTGGTGGCGAGCGTCAGCCGGACCGTGCCGTCGGCGACAACGGGAAGGCGCTCGGTCGTTTCCAGATCTGGGAGGTGTACTGGAAGGACGCCTGCGAGTACGACAAGTCGCTTCGTTCGCGCCCGTACACCGATGTCACCGACCCCGAATACGCCAAGCGCGTTGTCATCGCCTATCTCTCGCGCTACGCGCAGGATTGGTCGATTGACACGGTGTCGAGAATCCACAACGGAGGGCCACGGGGCGCAACAGGGAAGCGCCGGAGAGCCACGGACGGCTACGCGGCCAAGGCCGCAAAGGAGTATGACAGTGGGAGCACTTGAAAAACAACTGAAGGAACGCCTGCGGAAGGCAGCCCATGACTTCCCTCGCAATCGGATTGACCCGTGGATGGACGAG